GTTGGTGAAGCTCGACGCCTACGCCGAGGCGTGCTCGTGGTTGTTCGACCGCGTGCGTGCCGGGCAGCTGCTGCACCCGAACAGCGCCGAGCTGAACAAGGCCGTGGACGGCGCCGAGTGGCGGTGGGTGAACGGCGACCGGCGCGTCTGGGGCCGGAAGAAGTCGGTCGGCGACGTGATCATGCTCGAGGCCGCGACCCTGGCCGCCAAGGCTGCCGAGAACCTCGGCGGCGTGAACATCTACTGATTGGGGCTCACCTGATGCAGACCGGAATCGCGGAGATCGTGGGCCTGTTCCTGATCGTGGCCGGCGCCGCGGGGATCGTGGGCGCTGCGGCGATGGTGTCGGTCGCGCTGGCCGTGGTCGTTGCGAGCTCGCTGGTGGTGCTGGCCGGGATCGTGCTGGTGTACGTCGCGAACGCGCTCGACGCGAAGGCGAAGACAGCAGGGCCGCGGCCGTGACCATGCTCGGCAGTCTCCGCGAGATCCGCAACGCGTCGATCGAGTCGCCCGAGGTACCGCTGACGTCATCGACGCTGCTCGACTTCCTAGGCGTCGAGAAGTCAGCGTCGGGCAAGAACGTCAACGAGATCACCGCCCTGGGCATGTCCGCGGTGTGGCGGGCCGTCACGGTGACGTCGAACGTGCCGGCGTCGCTGCCGTTCCACGCGTACAAGCCGGACGGCGAGGCGCGGATGCGGGCGACCGGTCACGCGGCCGACCTGCTCGAGGACCCGCACCCGGACATGACGCCGTTCGAGCTGTGGCAGACGGCGTACGTGCACCGCCGGCTGTGGGGGAACGCGTACCTGCGGAAGCTGCGGAACCAGCTGGGCCAGATTCAGGAGCTGTGGCCGATCCACCCGGGCCGGGTGAAGGTGGGCCGGGAGTCGGAGACCGGCCAGAAGGTGTACTCGATCGACGGCGGCAAGGAAGTGCACGTCGGCGACGACAAGATCCTGCACCTGCCGGGCCTCGGCTACGACGGGGTGTGTGGGGTCTCCCCGATCCGGGCGGCGAAGCAGTCGATCGGGCTGGCCCTGGCCGCCGAAGAGTACGGCGCCAAGCTGTTCGGCAGCGGGTCGCTCGCGTCGGGGATCCTGCAGACCGAGCAGCGGCTCACGCAGAAGCAGGCCGACACCCTGTCGCAGCGGTGGAAGGCGAAGCGCACCGGGCTGAACTCGGCGCACGAGACGATCATCCTCGACAAGGGCGCGAAGTTTCAGCAGCTCACGATCCCGCCCGAGGACGCGCAGTTCCTGCAGTCGCGGCGGTTCCAGATCACCGAGGTGTGCCGGTGGTTCGGGCTGCCGCCGTTCCTGATGTTCGAGACCGAGAAGTCGACGAGCTGGGGGACGGGCCTCGAGCAGCAGGCGCTCGGCTGGGTGATGTTCGACCTGCGCGCCGACCTCACGTCGGTCGAGCAGCGGGTGACGAAGATGCTGCGGCCGACGCCGGTGTACGCCCGCTACTCGCTCGAGGGTCTGCTGCGCGGCGACTCCACGGCCCGGGCGGCGTTCTACACGTCGCTGTGGAACCTGGGCGCGCTGTCGACGAACGAGATCCGGGCGTACGAGGACCTTGCCCCGGTCGAGGGCGGGGACGTCCGTTACCGGCCGCTCAACATGGGCGAGCTCGGCACCACCGACACCAACGACGACGCGGCCGCCGACCCGGCGCCCGACCCCGCCGAACAGGAGGCACCCGCTGATGCGTGACATCCCCGGACTGAGCACGGGCCTGCTCGAGCGTGCGAGCATGCGCGCCCGCAACGATGCGCCGACGTTCCGTTTTCACGGCAGCAAGGCGCCGGCCAACCGCACCCGGACCCCGATCGTGGCGTCGGAGCCGTCGAGCAAGGTGCTCGACGGGGTCGCGACCATGCGGCTGTACGAGCCGATCGACTCGTGGGGCGGGCCCTGGGGGATCTCCGCGCTCGAGTTCCTCGACTCCCTCGACGAGATCGGCGACGACGTCTCGGAGATCCGGCTGCACATCAACAGCCCCGGCGGCGAGGTGTGGGAGGCGCTCGCGATCCTCAACTCGCTGCGCGCCCACCCGGCCCGCCTGGTCGCGATCGTCGACGGGATCGCCGCCTCGGCTGCGTCGTTCATCGCCTGCGCCGCGGACGAGACGATCATGGCGAAGAACACGCAGCTGATGATTCACGACGCCGCCGGCATCTGCCTCGGCAACGCGAAGGACATGCACCAGTTCGGCGACCTGCTCGACCAGATCAGCGACAACATCGCGACGATCTACGCCGACAAGTCGGGCACCAGCCTCGACGACACCCGGGCGGCGATGCTGGCCGAGACCTGGTACCTCCCGCAGGAGGCCCTCGACGCCGGCCTGATCGACAGCATCGAGGGCGACGACGCCGAGGAAGAGCCCGCCGCGAGCTTCGACCTGAAGGGCGTCGGCGCGAAGTACGCGAGCCGGGCCGAGGCGCCGGCCCCGGCCGCCCGCACGGCTACCCCGCCCGCTGACGAAGCGGGGACCACGGACCGGCGTGTGCGTCTGCAGCAGCGACGTCACGCGCTCAACCAGGAGCGCGCCACCGCCTGACGCACCACCCACAGCTCCCCGCCAGGACGGCCTGCCGGGGTAGATCCGCACGCTCGACGAGAGGAAAAAGGCATGTCCACCACGACGATGGAGCTCCGCGAGCAGCGGGCCAACATCTGGCAGCAGATGCAGGAGATCATGGACACCGCGGCCCGGGAGAACCGGCCGCTGTCCGCAGAGGAAGAGCAGAAGTACGACCGCGCCGAGGCCGACTTCGACAAGCTCGAGAACACGATCGAGCGGCAGGAGCGGCACGAGCAGCGGGCCGTCGCCAACCGCCAGGTCGACCGCACGGGCGTCGTCGCGCCCCAGATCGACGACGAGATCGACGCCGAGACCGACGCCGCCTACGAGCGCGTGTTCCAGTCCTTCCTGAAGGAGGGGCTGCTCGACATGACGCAGGAGGACCGGCAGGTCCTGCAGTCGCAGTTCCGCCAGGACAAGGACATCAAGAACGCCGCCGGCGTCGGGTCGGGCGCCGCGGGCGGGTACGCCGTGCCCGCCCTCTTCCGCGACAAGTTCGTGGAGACGATGAGGTGGTACGGCCCCATGCTCGAAGAGGCCGAGCACATCGACACGGCCAGCGGTGCCACGCTGCCGTGGCCGACGAACGACGACACCGCGAACGTCGGTGCGATCCTCGGTGAGAACACGGCGGTCACCGAGCAGGACGTCGCCCTCGGCACGGCCAACCTCGACGTGTTCATGTACACCTCGAAGCTGGTCCGCGTGTCGTTCCAGCTGCTGAACGACCGGCCCGACTTCGACACCTGGCTGGCCCGCAAGCTCGGCGAGCGCGTCGGCCGGATCCTGAACCAGCACTGGACGACCGGCACCGGCACGAACCAGCCGCTCGGCATCGTGACCGCCGCGACCGTGGGCGTGACCGGCACCGGGTCGTTCGCGACCACGGGCGGCATCGGCTACGACAACGTGGTCGACCTGGTCGAGGCCCTCGACCCGGCCTACGGCAACGCCGCCGGCGGCAACGGCAACGCGCCCGGGCTGAAGTTCATGATGCACCAGTCGGCCCGCAAGGCTCTCCGCAAGCTGAAGGACGGCCAGAACCGTCCGCTGTGGGAGCCGTCCATGCAGGCCGGCGCGACCGACCAGCTGCTCGGCTACCAGACCCGCATCAACAACGACATGCCCACGCTCGCGGCGTCGTCCAAGTCGGTGCTGTTCGGGAACATCTACCAGGCGTACGTGACCCGCACGGTGCAGGAGCTCACCGCGCTGCGCCTGACCGAGCGCTACGCCGACTTCCTGCAGGTCGGGTTCCTCGGGTTCCAGCGCGGGGGCGGCACCATGCAGGACGCCAACGCCGTCCGGGTCCTGCAGACCACCGCCACCGCCTGATCACCCGACCAGGCAACACGACACAAGGAAGAGGGATCAGCGACATGGCCGAAGACACGACCAAGGAGACCGCGAACACCGCGGTGCCGAACCAGGGCGACCACGACCGGGTGGCGATGCTGTCGCTCCGGGCCGATGGCACGCCCGACCAGCACAACCCCGAGATCATCGGGGACAAGGACACCGCGATCGCTGCGGCGAAGCGGCAGTTCGCCGACCAGGCCGTCTCTGCGGCCGACGTCGAGGCCCGTGGGGCGACGGCCGACACCGGCGCCGAGACCGTGAAGCAGGACCCGGAGATCGAGAAGCTGCAGAAGCAGCACGACAAGGTCGCCGGGGCCGCCGAGAAGCAGGCCGCGAAGGTCGTCGGCGAGTTGCACCAGGGCTGACGCCCGCCGCGCGCACACCCGCTCGTGATCCGGGCGGGTGTGCGCGTTCCACACCCACGAACCAGGAGGTGCCGGTGTGTCTGCACTCAAGCTCGAGGACGCGAAGAACCACCTCAACATCACCGGCAGCGCCCAGGACGACGAGCTGCAGACCATGATCGACGCGGCCGAGACGGCGATCGAGCACCGCGTCGGGCCGCTCACCCCGCGGCAGGTCGTCACCACCCTGACCCCGAACGGGTCGCAACTCGTGCTGCCCGTCACCCCGGTCCTGTCGCTGACGTCGGTCGTGCCCTCGGTGGGCACAGCGCTCGACGTGACCGGGCTGATCGTCGACGAAGAGACCGGCATCGTGGGGTACGCCGACTACGCCGGCACGCTCGCCGCGAGCCGCTACACGGTGACGTACCAGGCCGGCCGCAACCCGATCCCCGCCGACCTGCTCGAGGCCGTCGACGAGTTGGTGCGGCACCTGTGGCGCACCCAGCGCGGGCCCACCGCGCGACCGAGCGCGAACGACCAGCAGCAGCCGGGCGCCGGGTTCCTGATCCCGTACGCCGTGGCCGCCTTGATCGAGCCGTACGCGCAGATCGCGGTCGCCTGATGGCCACCTCGGTGATCCCGGCGCTGATCGACGCGCTGTTCGCTGCGGCGTCCGAGGCGCTCACCGGCATCCGCGTGTCGGATGGGCAGGGCGTGACCGGTGACCCGGGCGATTACCTGATGATCGGGGTCGACGACCCCGACAACGCATCCCCGTCCGCGGCGACGTCGGCGCAGCGGTGGGCACACGTCGGGCACACCACCCGCGACGAAGAGGGCGACATCCACTGTCTCGCCCTGGCGTGGAACGGCGACACCGACGCGAAGGCCGCCCGCGACGCAGCGTTCGCGATCGCGGCCGCCGTCGAGGACCTGCTGCGCGACGACCCGACTCTCGGGGTGGCCGGCGTGTGGTCGACCGGCTACGGCGAGACGACCGATTTCAAGCAAGGGCAGACCGACACGGGTGCCGAGGCGCTCGTGCACTTCACCGTTCACTTCCGCGCACGCCTGTAGGAGGGCACCCACCATGTCGAAGATCAAGAACACGTCGGGCGAAAGCCTGCTCGTGCCGTGGCTCGGCGGGCGCCTGGTGCTCGCCGGTGCCGAGGTCGAGGTCCCTGCCGAGGACGTCTTCGCGTACACCCAGCAGGAGCACACCTGGGCGCCGGCCGACGCCGAGGCAACCGAGATCCACGACGGGGTGCTGGCCGACCTCGCCGAGCTGATCGACGCCGAGCAGACGCAGACCGCCGAGTCGGCCGGGACGCTCGAGCCCGCGGGCAACGCGAGCCGCGAAGAGTGGGCGACGTACGTGCTCACCGCCGGCCTGGCCACCGACGACGAGATCGCGGACCTCACCCGCGACCAGCTGCGCGACACCTACAAGACGGAGGGCTGAGTCATGGCGATCGGATCTGGGCTGGGCGGCTCGCTCGGCATCGCCGCGGAGTCGGTGTACGGCACGTACGTCGCGCCGACGCGGTTCCTCGAGCCCAACTCGTCGGAGCTGAAGAAGGTCAAGAACACCGCCCAGGGCGGTGGTCTCGCCGCTGGCCGGATGGTGCAGCCGGGGTCGCGCCGGGTCGTCACGACCGAGGGGGCCGAGGGCACGGTCGAGCTCGAGGTGACGAACAAGGGGTTCGGGCTGCTGCTGCAGCACATCTTCGGCGGCAGCGCGGTGCCGGTGCAGCAGGCCGCGACCGCGGCGTGGCTGCAGACGCACGTGCTCGCCGACAACGTGGGCAAGTCGCTGACCCTGCAGAACGGGATCCCGGACACCGGCGGCGTCGTGCGGCCGTACACGCTCAAGGGTGCGAAGGTCACCAGCGCCGAGTTCTCGTGCGAGGTCGACGGGTTCCTGACCGCCTCGATCAACGTCGACGGGCAGAAGCTGTCGGAGGCCGAGATCCTGGCTGCGCCGAGCTTCCCGACCGGGATCTCGTCGTTCCACTTCGGGCAGATGGGCGTACGCCTGGGCACGGTCGGGTCCGAGGCTGCGGTGCCGGGCGTCAAGGGGTTCTCGCTCAGCGTCGAGCGGGGCATGGCGAACGAGCGGTACTACGCCCAGACCGCGAACCCCGGGCTGAAGGCCGAGCCGCTGATGAACGAGTGGGTCTCGGTCTCGGGGAGCCTCGACGTCGACTTCATGGATAAGACCACGTTCGCCGACCGGTTCTCGTCGGATGCCTCGACCAGCCTGGTGATCGAGTTCATCGGGCCCCTGATCGCGGCGACGCACTTCCAGACGTTCCGGCTGCGGGTGCCGATGACGTTCTTCGACGGTGAGACCCCGTCGCTGTCCGGGCCCGACCTGGTGAGTGGGTCGGTGCCGTTCGTGGGGCAGTTCGACCTGACGAACGCGGCGGTGTCGGCCGAGTACATGAGCACCGACACCACGCTCTGATGGCAGACCTCGAACTGCGCCCCCTTCGGGGCAAGGACCTGGCCGACCTCGGCCGGGCGCTCAAGGCCGCCGGCGGCACCGAGCTCCGCAAGGAGCTGCTGCGCGGGATCCGCGAGGGCAGCAAGCCGACGATCCGCAAGGTCAAGGCGAGCGCGGAGCGGAATCTGCCGCGTCGCGGTGGGCTGGCCGCCCGGGTCGCCAGGTCGAAGATCAGCACCCGGACCAAGCTCAGCGGCTCGAGCGCCGGCGTGAGGATCGTCGCGCAGGGAGACATGGACGTCGAGGCGCTCGACGCCGGCCGCCTGCGTCACCCCGTGTTCGGCCGCGGTGGCTGGGCTGAGCAGTCCGTGCCGCAGGGCTGGTTCTCGAAGCCGATCGTCGACGACGCCCGGCAGATCCGCAAAGGGATCGAAGAGGTCATGCAGGACGTCGCCGACAAGATCGAACGGAGTGTGTGAGCGTGCAGTTCGTCTACAAGCCCGAAGGGGCTGAGCCGAAGAAGTGGGATTTCCGGCCCGACAAGCTGATGAACGCCGAGGCCGAGGCCATCGAGCGCCTGACGAAGATGACGTACGGGCAGTGGTCCGAAGCCGTCACCGAGGGCTCGGTGCTCGCCATTCACGGGCTGCTGTACGTGCTGCTCAAGCGCGAAGTTCCCACGCTGAAGTGGGACCAGGTGCAGTTCTCGATGTCCGAGGTCGACTTCGAGCTCACCGACCAAGAGACCGCGGACACGATCGCGGCGCTCGAGGAAAAGGAACGCGCCGAGGGTCTGGACATGAACGAGCGGGCCCTGCTCGAGCAGCTGCACGCGTCGACTGACGACGCTGCCGCCGGCGACGACGAGTCCGAGGACGCCGCCCCAAAATCCTGAGCCCTCGGGCTGCGAAGCGTGCCGAGTATCAGTGGCTCTTCGCCCGAGTCCTGTTCATCCGCCCGTGGGAGATCGACCTGCTGACGGTCGAGCAGTTCGACGACGCGGTGGCGTTCATCGACGCGTACGTGAAGGCCCGGAATAAGGCCGCCGATTCGGACTAGGGGAGGTGCGTGCTCGTGGCTACCTCGATCGGGTTCGACGTCGTTGCCCACGACCGGGCATCCCGCACCCTCGACAAGGTCGGGTCCTCGGCTGGCTCGACCAGCTCGAAGTTCAAGACGCTCGGGAAGGCTGCGAAGTACGCCGCGGTCGGGCTCGGGGTCGGGATGGCTGCGGCGGCCAAGGGGCTGTGGGACGCCGGGCAGAAGGCCGGGGATCTCTCAGAAACGGTGTCGAAGACGAACCAGATCTTCGGCTCAGGCGCGGGCCGAAACCTCGAGAAGTGGGCCGCCGGTGCTGCGACCTCCCTCGGTCAGTCGAAGCAGACCGCCCTCGACGCCGCGGCCACGTTCGGGGTGTTCGGGAAGTCGGCCGGCAAGTCGGGCATGGAGTTGGCTCGGTTCGCGAAGCAGAACACGTCGCTCGCGACCGATCTAGCGTCGTTCCACAACGCGAGCCCCGAGGAAGCAATCGAGGCGCTCGGTGCTGCGTTCCGTGGCGAGGCCGAGCCGATGCGCCGGTTCGGTGTCCTGCTCGACGACGCGAGTATGCGGCAGCAGGCGCTGAAGATGGGCCTGGTCAAGACGACGAAGGAAGCGCTGACGCCCCAGCAGAAGGTGCTGACGGCGCAGGCGCTGATCATGAAGCAGACCAGCGACGCCCAGGGCGACTTCGAGCGCACCTCCGGGGGCCTAGCCAACCAGCAGCGCATCCTGCGAGCCCAGCTCGAGAACACGCAGGTGTCGATCGGGCAGAAGATGCTCCCGGTGATGCTCCGGCTCGCGACGTTCGCCAACACCACCTTGGTTCCCGCTATTGGCGCAGCTAGCAAGTGGATCGGCCAGAACCTTGGTCCCTCGGTGGCCCGGCTCGGCGGATGGATCCAGTCGTCGGCGATGCCGGCCTTGACTCAGTTCGGTGGCTACGTCAACACCGTCATCGTGCCGATGCTCGCGCGTTGGGGGATGTTCCTCACAGGGACCGTGATCCCTGCCGTCCGTTCCTTGATCCCGGCTCTCGTCGCGGTCGGGGCATCGGTGGTTACGGTGGCGGGGTTTTTCTCCAGGCACCAGTCGACGACGTTGGCGCTAGTTGGGGCGATCGCCGCGGTCGTGGCGATCACGAAGGTGCACACCGCGGTGATGGCGGTGCAGGCGGCCGGCGGGATCCTGCCGATGCTGAAGGGCCTGAAGCTGGTCGCGGCGGCGACCCGGGCGTACGCGGCCGTGCAGTGGGTGCTGAACGCGGCACTGTCCGCGAACCCGATCGGTATCGCGGTGGTAGCCCTCGCAGCGCTCGGTGTGGCGCTGGCAATCGCCTGGCGCAAATCGGACACCTTCCGTGCGGTCGTGACTGGGGCGTTCAACGGGATCCGCAAGGTCGTGACCTCGGTGGTGTCCAACGTCGTGGGGTTCGTGCGGAACAACTGGCGGCTGCTGATCGCGATCATCGCGGGCCCGCTGGGGATCGCGGTTGGCTTGGTGACGAAGCACTGGGGCAGCATCCGGTCGGCCACCATCGGGGCGTGGAACGCCGTGCGGTCGGTCGTGTCCGGGGCGATCCGCGGCGCGGTGGCGATCGTGCGGTCCAGTGTGGCCGTTGCCCGGGCGGTCGTAACGGGTGCGTGGAACGCGGTGCGGTCCTCGACTTCGGCCATCTGGAACGGGATCAAGTCGGTGATCTCGAGCTCAATCGCCGGGTGGATGAGCATCATCAACGGGATCCGTGGGCGGGTGCTTGGGGCGTTCTCTGGCGCCGGGTCATGGCTGCTGAGCGCCGGGCGAGCGATCATCGGCGGCCTGATCGACGGCGTGCAGAACATGATCGGATCGCTGACGAGCAAGCTGTCGTCAATCACGAAGCTGATCCCGAAGCTCAAGGGCCCGCTACCCAAGGACCGCAAGCTGCTGCAGCCCGCCGGCGAGGCGCTGATCGAGGGCCTGATCGCCGGGATCACGAAGAAGTGGACGTCGGCCGAGCGGATCCTGAAGGCGCTGACGGGCCGGATCAAGGCGACCGGGGACAAGGTGAAGTCGCTGGTGGGTGCGCGCAGCGAGTTCGCCAAGGGCTTCCAGGGGTTCAGCGGCAGCATGTTCGGCCTCGACCTGTCGGGCACCTCGGGCGACGCCGACGCGATGCTGAACTACCAGCAGGCCGAGCTCGAGAAGGCGCGGCAGCTGCGGGTCGACGTCGCCCGGTTGACGAAGGCGAAGCTCTCCGGGGGACTGCTCAAGCAACTGCAGGCATCGGGCGAGGGCGGCATCGCGCAGATCCACGCGCTCGCCCAGGGCACCGATCAGCAGATCCGGCTCGCCGGTTCCCTGCACGCGCAGACGCAGGCCGAGCTGGGGCGCACCGGCGCGAACGCGGCGCAGGCGCTGTACGGCGACGACATCAAGGCCGCACAGCGTGAGAACCGGCTCGCGAGGAAGATCGGCGAGGCGGTGCGCCGCGAACTGAACGGCCGCGACGCCGATGAAGTCGTGTTCCGGCTGCGGGGCGACGAGCTGGTGGGCGTGCTGAAGAGGACGAAGCGGGTTCGCGGGAACAAGCCGCTGGGCATCAGCTGATGACGGTCCCGAACCTGCTGGTGCAGCTGGACGACACCAGCGGGGCGTTCGTGCACAACGTCACCGCGTACGTGCACCTGCCGTCCGGGGTGGAGACCAAGCGCGGCCGCAACGACGAAGACGACACGGTGGCGGCGTCCGAGTTGAAACTGCGGCTCGACAACGTCGACGGCCGGTTCACCCTGGGCAGCACCACGTACGGCATCCGCATCGACCAGCGGATCAGGGTGACCGAGACCGTGGGCGCGACCACCTCGATCAGATTCACGGGATACGTGGAGGACTGGCCGACGAGCTGGCCATCCCCGTCCGCGTCGCACGCGGTCACGTATGTGACGGCGGTTGACCGGTTGGCCCGCCTCGAGCGGCGCAAGCTGGCCGGCACCTTCCTCGACACGGAAATGGCAGCCGACGCCCCGTTCGGTAGGTGGCCGCTCCGCGACGCCGAGGGCTCAACGACTGCCGGGGACGTCAGCGGGAACGCGCGGCCCACCCTGACGCCACAGGGCACTGGGACCCTGCCGGTGTTCACAGGCGCCGGGGTGACGTTCATGGGCGGCAAGTACCTGACGGCGCGGCCGGCAGGCACTGTATTGGCCGGGTTCGAGGTGATGTTCAGTCGCACGAGCATCCCGTCCACCCGGCAGTGCGTCATGGCGTTGAATACCACCCTCGGTGGCACCCTTTTCAACCTGGTGATCGAGCCGGTGACCGGGCAGGCGTCGATGGGTTCCTCTGGCGGCCCTACGGTGACCACCAGCGCCAGCGTTTGCGATGGGGCCCCGCACCACGCGTTCATCGCCAATGACGATGCGAGCCTCACGGCGTCGCTCTACATCGACGGGGTGCTGGTGGGCAGTAGTAATCACACTGTCGTGCAGAACCCGATGGCGACAATGACGGTCGGGGGGAGCGTCAATCCCTCGACGGCCAACTTCGCCGGCACGGCTTCCGACTTCGCGGTCTACACGACGGCCCCGTCTGCGGCCCGGATCGCGGTGCACGCTGACGCTGTGCTGACCGGGCTCGGCAGCGATAGCAGCGACGAACGGATCGCCCGGCTCGCGGCCTACGCCAACCTGGCGCCGGCCGACCTGTCGCTCGAGGCCGGTGTGCTCACGAGCGTGCCGACTCAGCAGATCGACGGGGTGGCCGTGCTTGAGTCGATGCGGGACGTTGCGGAATCAGAGGGCGGCGTGCTGTTCGTCAATGGAAGCGGGCAGCTGGTCCTGCAGAACCGCACGCACCGGGTCATGGTCGCGACCAGCGCCGCGGACATGGCGCTCACCTCGGCCGACATCGGCGACCCGGTCATCACCGGAGACAAGCAGTACTTGGAGAACTACATCACTGGCAGCCGTGAGGGCGGCGCCACCCAGGTCGCGCTGAACCAGGCGAGCATCGACCAGTACGACCAGTACCCGAACGACATCCGCCGGGCGCTGTACACCTCCGACGAGCAGGTGGCCGACCTGATCAATTGGCGGGTGGCGCAGTACGGCGAACCGCGGCCGCGGATGTCGAGCGTGACCCTCGATCTGCAGCAGGCCGCGCTGGGCCTCGAGCTCGGTGACCGGATCACGGTGAGCGGGCTGCCGGTGCAGTCACCGATCGAGACCGCCGACCTGCTCGTCGAGGGCTGGACCGAGACCGTCACCGATCAGTCGTGGGACATGGTGCTCAACACCGTTCCCGCGGAGGGGTCCCGGGCATGGCTGCTCGGGAACGCGACGTATGGGGTTCTCGACTCCACGACCCGGCTCTACTACTGAGGGAGGACCACACCATGCGGGATGCAAGAGACCACCGCCGTGGCCACGTTCTGTCGGTGCCGCCGGAACGCGGCGCCGAGTGGGTGCCCCGCGCAACCTGGGTGAGCCCGGAGCCGATCGAGAAGGCGATGACCGCGAAGACGGCGCCGGCGGGTGCGTCGATCCCGGTGGTGGCGAACGAGGGCCGTTGGGTCGTCGAGTGCCCCGACTGTGGGGGTGCGCAGCTCGCGTGCAAGAGCGACCGCAGGTTCATGTGCAACGAGTGCGGCAACGTCGCGGTGGAGGGCATGTGGCGCCGGGTGCTCTGGCCGGCCGAAGCTGACGAGATCGCGGCCGAGCTCGACCAGCGGCCCGAGGTGAACCGGCACTGGGTTCCGGGGGAGTCGCTCGAGGATCTCCGCGACGAGTTCCGTCGCTGGCGTGAGAGTCGAGACCGCCCCGAGGAGGAGCCTCCCCAGGCGCCCCCGGAGGCGCCCCCGGAGGTGCCGCCTGCCGATGGTCCCGGCCCCACCGAACCGACGAGAAGAGGCTGACCGATGGCATGGATCGCACCACGCACGTGGGTGGCCGGCGAGATCGTGACGGCCGCGATGATGAACAACCATGTCCGCGGCAACTTCCGCGCGATCGGCGACCCGTGGGGGGCCTACACCCCGGTGTGGACTGGGCTCACCACGAACCCGACCATCGGGAACGGGTCGCTGACCGGGGCGTACATGCAGGCCGGCCAGCTGGTGCACTTCCGCCTCGCGATCACGATGGGGTCGACCACGACGTACGGCTCGGGGCAGTGGCGGCTGACGCTGCCGGTGGCGCCCGAGGCGTTCCGATACACGTTCTACGGTGACGCGGTCGTGGGGGGAGCGTTCCCGATCCGGGGGATCTGGGAAAGTGCCTCCGGTGTGGTCTCGCTCGCAACGCCGGGCACGACTGCCGGCGGCGCCGACCGCACCGTCAATGCCACGAGCCCCGGCACCTGGGCGACCGGGCACACGCTGTTCATCGGCGGCACGTACGAGGCGGCCTGAGCCATGCCCGGGATCGGCGACCTGCTCTCGATTGCGCTCGCGGCTATCTCGATCGCGACTCTGGCCGGTCTCGGGTTCGTGCGCGGCCGCATGACCGACCTACGAGAGCAGCTACGTGACAGCCGTGAAGAGACCGCATCGCTGAAGGCTTCGCGTGCCGACGACCGGGCGCTGATCGACCAGCAGAAGACCGAGCTGAAGGCATGCAGGACCGACCTCGACGCACTGGCCCGGGTAGTGACCGGGGAAGTGCACTGGGTTGCGCTGAGCCACCACCTCGATCAGCACCACGAAGAGGCGCGGGCTCATTGGATCCGCTCCGAGTCGAACACAGAGCGCATGATCAAGGCGCTCGAGGAACTGAAGGGCGGGCGGCCGCAATGAAATCAGCCCTTGACGGTGTGGCCGCACGCCACCGGCCCGCCTTGGGTGCGTTCACTGGAGTCCTGGTCGGCCTGATCCTGGTGGCCGTGCTGACCATGCTCGTGCGCACCTGGGCGCTCGCCGACCAGATCCGCGAGGCACAGAAGCCGAACACCCAGGCGCTGAAGGTGATCACCGACTGCACCACCCCGGGCCGCGCCTGCTACGAGCGCAGCCAGAAGCAGACCGGCGAAGCCGTGGCGTCCATCAACCGCGTGTCCGTCATCGCCGCCGCCTGCGCGGACAAGCCGCAACGCCAGACCGTCGAG